TGCTGCCAGCGCTTTGCTCGGATGAAACGCCGCTACTGCCTGGCAGCGATACAGCCAACGTCACTCGCTACCCCGACGGTGCGCTCATCGGCTACGACCCCGAATCGCATCAGCTGAATGCCGCGCTCCCCGAGGGCGGCAAGGCCAACATTTCTGCGTCGGGCGGCCTGCAAATTACGGGCGACACCAACATCACCGGCAAGCTGCGTGTCAGCGGCGACGTCAACGTCGATGCAACGCTAACCGCGACCACAGACGTCATGGGCGGTGGCAAGAGCCTCAAGGGCCACGACCACATGGTGGTTGCCGTGGGCAGTCCGACGAGTCCACCCCGCTAATGCGCGGCATGGATCGCCATACCGGCAAGCCGCTCGATGGACTCGCGCACCTGCAGCAGTCCATCGGCGACATTCTCGGCACGCCGGTCGGCTCGCGTGTGATGCGCCGCCCCTACGGTTCGCTGCTGCCATTCCTGATCGACCAGCCCTACAACACCGCCACGCAGATTCGTCTGGTCGCTGCGACCGCCACCGCGCTGATGCGCTGGGAACCGCGCATCAGGTTGTCTCGCGTGTCGATGGATTTGGGCGAGCAGCCCGGTCAGGTCGTGTTGACGCTGGACGGCGTGCGTACTGACACACCCGTTGCCCAGCCCGGCTCTATCACCGTCCCCCTGCAACTCAGCGCCGTGACATCGGCATAACCACTGGCATCACCCGAGGATTCATCATGCCCAACGATTACCACCACGGCGTCCGCGTTGTCGAAGTCACCAGCGGCGGCCGCACTCTGACCGTCCCTTCCACCGCAGTCGGCGGCCTGATCGCCACCGGTGAAGATGCCGATGTCGGCATGTTCCCGCTTGACACGCCGGTATTGATCACTGATGTGCAGGCGGCCATTGGCAAAGCCGGCACCGCCGCCAATGGAACCCTGCTGCAGGCCCTGCAGGGCATCAACGCGCAGAGCAATCCTCTGGTGATCGTGGTGCGCGTGGCCAAGGGTATCGACGATGCTGCGACCAGCAGCAACGTGATCGGCACCACTGACCTTAATGGCCGCCTCACCGGCATGCAGGCGTTGATCGGCGCGCAGGGCCGCCTGGGCGTCAAGCCACGCATCATCGGTGCGCCGGGTCTGGATACGCAGGCCGTCGCGGTGGCGCTGGCCATCGTGGCGAAGAAGCTGCGCGCGCGTACCTATGTCTACGCCCACGGCGCCACCAGCGTCACCGAGGCGATCGCGTATCGCGCGAATTTCAGCCAGCGCGAAGTGATGGTCATCTGGCCCAACTTCATGGCGTTCGACACCGTCGCCAATGCCGACGTCGAAGTACCCGCGGTGGCATATGCGATGGGACTACGGGCACAGATCGACGAGGCGCAGGGCTGGCAGAAAACCATCAGCAACGTCGCCGTCAACGGCGTCACCGGCATCAGCCGCGACGTGCACTGGGATCTGCAAGATCCGGCCACCGATGCCGGCGTTCTCAACGCGGCCGGCGTCACCACCCTGATCAATTCGCAGGGCTTCCGCTTCTGGGGCAACCGCACCTGCTCGGATGATCCGGACTTCGTATTCGAGTCGGCCGCCGCCACCGCCATGATTCTGGCTGACACCATCGCCGACGGTTTCCTGTGGGCGGTGGACAAGCCGATGTACCCGAGCCTGGTGAAGGACATCATGGAGACCATTAACGGCAAGTTCCGCGATCTGGTATCCGGCGGTTACATCATCGGCGGCAATGCCTGGTACGACGCCAGCGCCAACGATGCCACCACCCTGTCCGGCGGCAAGCTGACGGTCGACTACGACTACACGCCGGTGCCGCCGCTGGAGGATCTGCTGCTGCGCCAGCACATCACCACCTCGTACCTGGTCGATTACGCCACGGCGATCAACGCCTGACCGAGTGCGGCCGCTCCGGCGGCCGTATTCCCCTACCTAGAGGAACCCCGTCATGGCCCTGCCAAGCAAGCTCAAGAACTTCGCGTATTTCAGCGACGGCACCAACTACGCCGGCAAGATCCCCGAGATCGCTCTGCCCAAGCTCAGCCGCAAGATGGAAGAGATCCGCAACGGCGGCATGGACGGCAGCGTCGAGGCCGACATGGGCGGCGAACTGCTCACACTGGAGGTCACCGCCGGCGGTCTCGCACGCGACATGCTGCGGCAGTTCGGCGCCACCAGCGCCAATGCCTACCTGTCCCGCTTCGCCGGTGCCTACCAGCGCGACGATACCGGAACCACCGATGCGGTCGAGGTAATCGTGCGCGGCCGTCCGAAAGAGATCGACATGGGCTCCGCCAAGCCCGGCGACGATACCTCGCACAAGTTCACGATCACCTGCTCGTACTACAAGTTGGTGATCAACGGCCGCACCGAGATCGAGATCGATCGCCTCAACTTCATCTTCAACGTCGGCGGCGTTGATCGCCTGGCAGATCAGCGCCGCGCCATGGGCCTGTAACCCTTCATCAGTGGCACCCCGTTACGCCGGCCACGGCCCCTTCGTGCGCCGGCGGTTTTTTCAATCACCACCTATCTCATCGGAGAGAACCATGTCCAAGACCACCGATATCCCCGCACAGGTCGCCAACACCGTTACGGCACCGACCGTCGTTCATCTCGACTCGCCGATCGCACGCGGCGATCAGATCATTGCCACGCTCACGCTGCGCCGCCCCAAGTCCGGTGAGTTGCGCGGCGTCTCCCTGGTCGAACTGACCCAGATGGATGTCACCGCCATCGCCAAGGTGCTGCCGCGCATCTGCGACCCGTTCCTCACGGCCGACGACATCGCCAAGCTCGAGGCCCCCGACCTGATGCAGATTGGCACCGAGATCGCGATTTTTTTGCTACCGAAGAATGCGACAGCGTCCCTCGCTGCATAGAAGACGCGATGGCCGACATCGCGGTGGTGTTCCACTGGCCACCCGCCGCGATGTACGAGTTCACCTTGCTGGAATTGACCGAGTGGCGCGAGCGCGCCCGCGAACGTAACGGGATGGAGTAGCGCGTGGATCTGAAACTACAGGTGCTGCTGCAGGCGCTGGACAAGGCCAGCGCCCCGCTCAAGAAGGTGCAGAGCTCCGCGACCGGAGCCGCTGCCCAACTCAAGAAAACCCGCGACGCACTGCGCCAGCTCGACCAGACACAGAAGAACGTCGGCGAGTTCCGCAAGCTCAAGCAGGGCAGTACCGACACCGCCAAGCGCATGGCCGAGCTGCAGCAGCGCACCCGCGCGGTGGCCCAGCAACTCAAGGCCGCTCAGAATCCGACCGCCGGGCTGGCCACCAGCCAGAAGCGTGCGGGCAAGACCAGCGCGGAGCTGTCCAAGGAGTTCCAGAAACTCACCTCCGACGGCGCCAAACTCAAGGCCGAACACAGCGAACAGCAGGCCAAGCTGCAGACGCTGCGCAGCGCGCTGCGCGCTGCCGGCGTCAACACACACCAGCTCGGTACCGAGGAAGCTGCGCTGCGCTCCAAGTCGGCCAGCGCTACCGCCTCGCTCAACCAGCAGACCGCCGCGCTGCGCGCGCAAGGCGTGCAGGCGCAGAAGCTGGCCGCACTGCACGAACGGCTCGCCAAAGGCCAGGCACTCGGCGCACACCTGTCGATCGCCGGCTACGCCACCATGGAGGGCGGCCGTCGCGTCATGAGCCAAGTCGACGCCGGCATCGACGAGGCCAAGCGCTACCAGATCATCACCGAGCAGCTGCGCGCGCAGGGCACCAGCAGCGCCGACGTATTGCGCGCGCAGCACTTCGCCAGCACCGACCAGACCGTCGGCAGCTCGCAGAGCGACAAGCTCGAGATCCTCAAGGACGCCAACAGCATCTTCCGCGACATGAACGAGGCGCTGCACATCGCGCCGTCGCTGCTCAAGACCAAGCTCACCTTCGAGGCGCTGATGGCGCAGCACGGTGAGGGCGGCGGCCACGGGCAGGAAATCGTCGGCGAACTGATTGCCGCGATCCAGACCGGCGAGCTGCGCAACGCCACCAAGACGCCCGAGGCGTTCAACCACCTGCTCGACATGATGACCAAGGCCTATGTTGGCAGCGGTGGCTTGGTGAAGCCCAGCGACTACCTGCAGGCGATGAAGGTCGGCGGCGTGGCGACCAAGCAGATGGACGACAAGGCGCTGTTCTTCGGCGCCATGCACACGATTCAGGAAATGGGCGGCATGCGCTCCGGTACCGGCTTCGCCAGCGCGTACCAGAACTGGGCGGCGGGTCGCAGCACCCAGCAGACCGCCGAGGCGCTTGCGAAGCTCGGCCTGGTCAACAAGGGTGCCGTGAAATACGGCAAGAACGGCCACATCACCAAGATGCTGCCCGGCGCGCTGAAGAATCAGGCGCTGTACGAGACCAACCCCTTCGAATACATGATGAAGGAGGTGATCCCGCGCATTGATCCCAAGGGCAAGCTCACCGAAAACCAGATCGTCAGCAAGCTCAACAGCCTGTTCAGTGCGCGCAAGGGCGGCGACCTGTTCGCCGGTATGTACATGCAGCGCGGCAACATCCAGAAACAACTCAAGGCGTCCGAGGGCTTCGAAGGCACCGATGCGGCATACAACCGCGCCGTCGGCACCGCGCAGGGACAGGAGGCCGATCTGCTGGCCAAGAAAGCCGACCTGTACAAGGAACTCGGCACCACCCTGCTGCCGGTCTACGTCCGCTCGCTGCAGAAACTGGTGGGCATCCTCAAGTCACTCACCGGTACCGCACAGCGCCATCCTGCCGTCGCCAAGGGCATCGCCCTGATCGCCGCCGGCTTCGGCATCCTGATGGTCGCCGCTGGTGGCGTGATGATCGCGCTGGGTGGCCTGATCGGTCAGTTCGCGCTGCTGCGCTTCGCCATCGGACGTGCCGGGCTGGGCCTGCTGGCGCGTCGTGGCGTTGCCGGTGGTGCCGCAGCTGGTGGCGGCATGCTCGGTCGCGTCGGCCTCGGTGCACGCGCGGCGATGATCGCCATGACCGGCATCAGTCTGCCGGTGCTGGCGTTGGTCGCGGCAGTGACGGCGCTGGTGTTTGTCGTCTGGAAATACTGGGGGCCGCTCAAGGCATTTTTCGTCGGCATCGGCCAGGGTATCCGCGACGTCGCCGGGCCGGCCTTGTCCGCACTCGGCCAGGCACTGGCGCCGCTTAAGCCGGCATGGGATGCGATCTCCACCGCGATGGGCGCCGTGTGGCGCTGGCTCTCGCAGCTGTTCACCCTGTTCGAGGCCACCAAGGAGCAGCTGGCGGGCGCCACCGCCAACGGTGTCAGTTTCGGCCGCGTGCTGGGCTACGCACTGACCAGCACCATCAAGCTGGTCACCTGGCTGGCCAATGCCTTCACCACCGTGGGCACCGCCATCGGTACCGCCGCTGGCTGGATCATGGTCAACGGCAGCAAGCTGATCGACTGGCTGGGCAGCACCTGGTCAACGGTGAGCGAGGCCATCAAGGCGCCCTTCACCGCCGCCTTCAAATGGATCAGCGACAAGATCGACGGCTTCATGGAGAAGTGGAAGGCGCTCAAGGCAGCGCTGCACATCAAGGACGATCCCGTCGCCGCCGCCGGCATCCACTGGAACACCGGCGACGACACCGACATCAAGCCGGGCGCGCGCTTCGACACCAAGCCACCGCTGCGCGCGGGTGGCGGCGGCTCGGTCATCAATCACAACCAATACAGCGTCACGGTGCAGGCCATGCCGGGCCACGAAGATGCCGCCGCACGCGCGGCATCGGCCGAGCTTGATCGCCGCGAACGCGCCAAGGCCGCCGCTGGTCGCAGCCGCCTCAGCGACATGGAGTAACCCCATGCTTATGTGCCTCGGTCAATTCGTGTTCGAGCTGCCCTCTCTCGCCTACAGCGAGCTGCAGCGCTCCACCGCATGGCGACACGCGTCCAACAGTCGCGTCGGTGTTCGCCCGGCACGACAGTTCGTCGGCCCCGGCGACGAGACCATCACGCTCAGCGGTGTGCTGGCACCGGAGATCGCCGGCAAGCTGGACAGCCTGGACACGCTGCGCAGCATGGCCGACGCCGGCGACGCCTACGCGATGATCGACGGCGCTGGCCGCGTGTTCGGTGCTTGGGTAATCGAGTCCATACATGAGGGCGGCAGCGCGTTCACCCGCGATGGCATCGCGCGGCGCACCGACTTCACCATCAATCTCGCGCGCACCGACGACGCACTCGTATCCAGTGCACCGGGCGGCAACAGCGCCACGCTGGTCACCGTCGACGGCAATGGCAGCGGCGGCTACGCATGACCAGCAGCAACCCGCAGCCGCGTTGGAAGGTCACGCTCGATGGCCGCGACCTCACCGCCACCATGGTTCCGCGTCTCGTCGGTCTGGCCGTCACCAGCTGCCGACAGGACACCGCCGACCAGCTCGACATCACGCTCAGCGATCACGACGGCAATCTCGCCCTGCCGCCAACCAACGCCACTTTGCGCGTATGGCTGGGCTGGGACGACGAAGGCCTAACCGACAAGGGCAG